ATAAATAAACACAAAACCCAATCAGAGGCGGATCCGATTGGGTAGTGTTCACATCCTAAGATGCAATATACGGGGAACATTTTGGGATGCTACGACCCGTATACAATTATTATAAAATGATTATAACTCTAAGTCAAGAGTATTTTAGGTATTTTCTTCTTCCTCAGGCTGAGGGCTATATGATGGAACGGGACCAAGTAGATACCCTTGATTATGATACTCAACCATCTTAGAGGTATCTTCTGGACCAACTAGCTTATTTGATATCAAAGTCAATAGGTCATATATTCGGTGAAGCATTATGTAGTTAACCATTGGAAGGTTATCTTCTATGTTTTGTGAGGGCTCTTTTTCTTCAGTCATCTTTTCTGCCTATGTCTTCCCAAAATATTTCTCTACCCATGGCATCAGTTTCTGCTATTGGAGTAGATTCGTTTACACCATTAGGTAAAGCTTCCATAGCGCCACTCGACCAGGGATCAAAACCTCCCCCAACTAAATTTTCACCAATTACTAGATCCTTGTGTTCATCACAACGATTGTTAAGGTCTACGCAAGCACAGTCTTTCATTGTTACCCCTTTTCAACTTTACTTTTAATTTTTTCATAAGAATCAACGCCTAAATAATTTTTGTAAGTACATAAAGTACAGTATAGATATATCTTGTCTTCCCAGTCTAGGTTAGACATAAGAAGACCCTGATCCATTGGACACTCAAGTCTAGGAACAAGGCCTTCTTCTGCTAATTGAAGGTATTTAGACACGTACTGTATCCTCATTAACCTTCCCTTCTAATATGGGAATTCATTTAAGAATTCTTTAAATCTTACCCCGTCAAGGGAAGACCATGATGACCAATTGGTTCCGCCTTTAGTCATATAATACGTTATCTCTGAGTTTATTACTGGATCAAATAACAGAATGTTTGATCTTAATTCAAATTTTTCTTTACGATCAATGCCGAGCTCACCCAACATATTAATCTGAAAAATTCCGTAGGAACTGTCTCCAGTATTCCTGTTACCATTGTAAGCCATAGGCCTTGCATTGGATTCTGACTTAGCAATAGCCCAAGCCATTTTAAGGGCTTTTCCTTCAAAACCAACAGCTGATAAAAGTTCTTTTAGTTCTTTGTCTGTTAGATTCTCAGAAGGCTTGTACACAGTAGTGCTGTACTTCTCTAAGGTTTCTTTCTTTAGTTGTATTGTTGATTTAGGTGTTTCCACCATTACCGCTTGAGTTAATGTTGGACCAGGCTGGACAGTAAATAGAAATAATGTTATCATCACTATATAAGACCAGTTGTGAGCAACATCGCTCAAACGTTCTTTAATTTTCTCCATTGGCATTCCTCCTTTAGAGATAACGAACTATAATAGTAGCATTAAGCAGAAGTCGCTGTCAAGTTAGTCAACTAGAAAGAATATATGGAAATATCTTATTATACGATCAAGGCGGGGCTCAATCCGTCTGTTGGCTTCGGATATGCGGGACAAAACATAGTGGCATCCTTGCAAGAACTAGGACATACCGTAAAATTTGCAAATCCTTTTTTCCCAATTCAATTAAATTTTACACAGCCTCATCATTTTAAATTACACAAAGGTCAATATCAAATTGGATACACTCCATGGGAATCAACCTCAATGAGGACAGATTGGGTTGAAAGATTTAATTTGTGCAATGAAGTTTGGGCTCCCTCTAATTGGAATGCAGAAGTTTATAAAAAGAACGGGGTTACAAAACCTATATTTGTTTATCCTCACGGCATAGAAGAAAAGTGGAAACCGTTAAGAAGAGTTTTAAAAGAAGGCGAGCCATTTAAATTTTTACACATAGGAGAACCATCTCCAAGAAAAGACGGACAGCTAGTTGTAGATGTTTTTATAGAGCTATTTGCAAATAATCCAGATTATCAACTAACAATAAAAGCACACGGATCTCATACAATAAGAGTCTATGACAAAGGCAATAATTTTGTTCCAATAGATAATGTTTATAGTAACATAAAAGTTATAAAAGAAGAATACTCTGTAGAACAGTTAGTAGATTTATATCACAGGCACCACGTTCTTGTTTATCCTACATGGGGAGAAGGATTTGGTTTTATTCCTTTACAAGCTTTAGCAACTGGAATGCCAGTTATATCTACTTATGACTGGGCTCACTATAAAAACTATTTAGGTCCACTAAAAATAAACTCTATATTAACAGATGAGACTTTACCAAAAGCAGTTGGAGATCCACATGCTGGACAAATGTATAAGCCAATTAAAGAAGATTTAATTGATAAGATGATAGATTCAATAAGTAACTTTAAAGCTTACTCAGGTTATTACTTTGCTCAGTCAACTAAGATTCATGAAGAATATAATTGGATTAGGTTGACTAAGAATGCATTTGCTCATTTAGAAGAAAAATTTAAATAACTCTTCCCCTTTAAATAAAAGTTTGGTAGAATAGTACTTCAACTAAAATTATACAACCGCAAGGCGGAGAAAAGGTGTTATTCAAAAATGTCAAAAACTATTGCAAACCCATACGAAAATTTTATTGCTTTATCAAGATATGCAAGATGGATGTCAGAAGAAAATCGTCGTGAAACTTGGGGAGAAACAGTAGATAGATATTTTGATTACATGTTAAATTATATTGGTAAAAATAATGGATACACTCCAGATGAAAATTTATTAAAAGAATTAAAAGAAGCAGTTTATAATCGTGACGTTATGCCATCAATGCGTTCTGTGATGACAGCAGGTGCCGCTTTAGATAGAGATCATGTAGCTGGCTACAACTGTTCATTCATTCCAGTAGACTCCCCGAGATCATTTGACGAAACAATGTATATCCTTATGTGTGGCACAGGAGTAGGATTTTCTGTAGAGTATAAATATATTAACAAGCTCCCTTCTATTCCAGAATCTTTTGAAAAGTCTACAACGATTATTGTTGTTGAAGACTCTAAGTCTGGTTGGGCAAAAGCATTTCGTGAACTACTTGCACTTCTTTGGTCTGGTCAGATTCCCGCAATAGATGTAAGTAAACTTCGCCCAGCAGGTGCAAGACTTAAGACTATGGGCGGAAGATCATCAGGACCACAGCCATTAGTTAATCTATTTGATTTTACAATTGCAAAATTTAAATCTGCAGCAGGTCGATCATTTAAACCAATTGAAGCTCATGACATTATGTGCAAGATTGGAGAAATTGTAGTAGTTGGCGGAGTTAGAAGGTCTGCATTGATTTCTCTTTCTAACATTAATGATATTGAAATGGCACAAGCAAAAACTGGTAACTGGTGGGAGCATAATTCACAACGTGCTCTTTCCAATAACTCTGTTGCGTATTCTCGCAAACCAGAGATGGAACAATTCATTGCGGAATGGAAATCTTTATATGATTCAAAGTCGGGAGAACGAGGTATATATAATGTGGCCGCAGCTCAAGCCCAAGCAGCCAAGTATGGAAGAAGAGATCCAGATATACACTACGGAACTAACCCATGCTCAGAGATTATTTTACGTCCTTATCAGTTTTGCAATCTTTCAGAAGTCGTATTACGTGAAAACGATACAAAGAAAGATATTGAGAGAAAAGTAGAGCTAGCCACTATTCTTGGGACATGGCAGTCAACCTTGACAGACTTTAAGTATCTTCGTAAAATTTGGAAAGACAACACAGAAGAAGAACGATTACTTGGAGTTTCTCTTACTGGTCAATTTGGACACAAGTTTATGTCTGGAAAAGAAGATATAGTATCTTTAGAAGCATTTTTAAATTTACTTAGAGAAAAATCTAGAGAAACAAATAAATTAGAGGCTGAGAAAATTGGAATTCCAGAATCGGCAGCAATCACATGCGTAAAACCTTCTGGTACAGTATCTCAATTAGTTGGAGTATCCTCAGGTATGCATGCATGGCATTCACAATATTATATCCGCACAGTTCGTGGTTCAAAGGGAGATCCAATATCTACATTTTTAAAAGAAGTTGGAATTCCAGTAGAAGATGATGTTATGAAACCAAACGACACTTACGTATTTTCATTTCCAATAAAAGCTCCAGAAGGAGCGGTAGTTAGAAATGATTTGACAGCAATTGAGCACTTAAACATTTGGCTAGTTTACCAACGTGCATGGTGTGAGCACAAGCCGTCTATTACAGTTTCAGTAAAAGAAGATGAATGGATGGAAGTAGGAGCTTGGGTATATAAGAATTTTGACGACGTGTCTGGAATCTCATTTTTACCGATGTCTGACCACTCATACAAGCAGGCTCCATACCAAGAAGTTTCTAAAGAAGAATACGAAGATTTAGTTTCAAAGATGCCTGAGAGTATTCGTTGGGAAGATTTATCTTTCTATGAAACAGAAGACGGAACATCTACAAATGCCACTCTTGCCTGTAGTTCAGATGGCAATTGCGAACTAGTAGACATTTCTTCATAAATATTGTAAAATAAACAACCTAACAAAGGAGTAGTATGAAAAAAGTTTTATCTATTGTAGTAGCCTGCGGTTTAGTTTTTGCAGGGT